GAGCACTATCGCAAGCCGATTGCTCAGCGAGCGTGGACTGACGCTGCCATTGGTGAAGCATTCTTCTACCATGGCCAGGCTTTGAAGGCGACGATCCAAGTCGTACTGGAGCCTCTCAAGACACGTGTGATTTCAAAGGGTGAATCCACGCCATACTATCTGTCGAAACCATTGCAGATAAAGATCCACGACATTCTCCGGCACCGAGGAGAGTTTCGTCTGATAGGCCGCCCGCTGAGTGCGACGGACTTGATGGACCTGGAGGAAAACCGGGTCGGTGGTGGTGTAGGTAGTCACGAGTGGTTCTCAATCGACTACAGTGCCGCGACTGATGGGTTATCAGCGCGCTTGAGTGCGAGCATCATGAGCAGAATTCTTAGGGGTCAGACATTTGATCTGCTACCGATTTGGATGTCGGTTCTTGCTCCGCACTATTGTAGGTATCCGTTCCCACATAATGACGTTCTGCCGATCCAGCAGAAGAATGGCCAGCTCATGGGCTCCATCCTGTCATTCCCAATTCTTTGCTTGGCAAACTTGGGCCTTTATCTGTACACCATTAGGGACGATCCTCGTCCTCTGAAACAGAAATTAAAGGGTGTGTTGGTCAATGGAGACGACATGCTGTACGTCGCTCGCCGTTCGCGCTGGGCTGCGCACGTTGCCAACGGGGAGAAGGTGGGGCTCAAGATGAGCCCGGGAAAGGCTTACCACGATCGCGTGTTTGCCAACGCCAACTCCGCTTGCTTCCACTTCCCCTTGCTCGATGAGAATCGCAAGGGTACCTTTGTTCCTGAACACTGGGCTTCGGCGGGGCCGACCCAATGGGAGGATACTTTAATTCCGGCGAGGTTCGTCGAAAAGAAGTATACGCCGATTGCCATTCCGTTTTTGAACAGTGGCCTCTATTTCGGACAAAACAAGGTAATGAACAAGGTCTCCGAGACCGGTTCTGAAGTGCAGTCCCGTGTTGCAGTGATCGAGGAACTGTTGAGAGGATGCCGAGCTGGGTTGCCCAGTCGCATCAGGGAGATTTATGCTGGTTATCTGAAACGGCATAGTGCGGAACTCTTTGAGGAGTGTGGGAACCGCAATCTCTTTGTCTCTCGTGGTTTAGGTGGGATGGGTTTGACCCCTCATCGAGACCTTAAGTTCAAAGTCACTGTTCCACAAAGGCAGGCAGCCTACGAGTTGTACCACAAAACTCGTTATGGGCACCTTGGCTACGGCCCCCTCCCTGGTCCGGAGATTCCTGAAGCCCCAATCACCATGCGCCTACCTTGGCAGCCGGTGTTGGCAGGAGTGAACGTCCCCTCTGCATGGAGGCGAATGCAAGCGCGAGATGCGCCTATGCTTTCCGTCTACCAGTGTTTGCAGCCGTTCCGTCTGTGCAATGTGCCACGGAAGAGAGCTCGAGGTGATGTGTTCTCACGGGCCCGAGAGGGTTTCCAGAAATCGCTGTTGGACCACCAGCGTGAGGAGAGGCGTGCGATGGAAATCGACGCTCTCACCTTTGATGAGGCCGGACCACACGGTCCTCAGGTTGACGAGTACCACTCATGGCTCGACGAAGGATCTCGCGTCTGTTACGCAGAGTTCGACGTTGTGCGCCCCTGGCTGGGGTCCGATGAGTGGGAGCCGATCACTTCAGATGTTCTGGAGGATTTGGCGGTACCGTCGTGGGCTCAACCGGAGACTAGACTCCTTGATGCTCGCCGTCAGGACATGGAAGAGGGCATTTAGGCCTGCTCTTATTCATGTTGACACGTCTTCCCTCGACGTTAAATTGGGCGCATCGACAGCGTTATCATGGCTGGGACCAACCCAGTGACAAAGGCACGGACCGATTGCGGGACGTGCGGGGTCTGACGACATAGACTCTCCAAAACGGTTGTGATAGCATTGCGCTTCACGGGACTCGTTGCTTTACCCCCCCATAGGGACAAAGGAGCAATGGAGGAAATTCCGTACTAA